TCACCTGATTTTAATAAATCTACACTGCCTAATAATGCTTTTTTTAATTGTTGATTTCTACAAAAATGAGAGAATTCTTCTTGTACATATTTTAAATCCTCATCTGATGCTTCGTATGCTAATTTTAGTTGTTCTTTTATTGATAATTTTAATACCTCATTATCTATTTTTTGTAATTCTACTTTAAGAACATCCATTGAAGGGGTAGTATGATAAACATCATAATATTTTAATATTTCTTTAACAATCCATTTATGAGCTTGATTATCAAAATCTTCATCATTTAATAAATCATTTATATTAATAAGAAAATCTTTATGAGTTAATAATGAAGAAAGTACTTTAATTTGAAAACTTACTCCATATTCTTGTAACTTTTTTAATGTCATACGTAACCTATTCTTTTATAACTAAATTTTCAAAAACATCTTTAATCCAAAACTCAACATTCCTAATAAGACCCCCAAGTTTATCTTGATTGTACATAGCTAAGAACTGATCAGGAATATAATGAATGTCCTTTGATTCGACAACCTTGTCCAAATATTTTTTTTCTTCTTTACTAATCATAGGATTTGATAAATCCATTATTTTGTAATTTTTTTCTAAATCATCTTGACCATGAATTACTCTAGCATAAACTACATGATCTTTCATTTTTTCTTCACATATGTTTATAATGTCATCCCAATTTAAATCACCTTCTTGTAATTCAGGGAATTTTTTTAATAAACCTTTTTCACCTAATCCTTTTACACCTTTGATTTTATCTGAGTTATCACCTAATAATGTTTTATGTAAAATAAAATTATGTGGAGACATTTTATATTTTTCAAATACAGTCTCTTTTGTGTAATATTCTTTTTCTATAGGACGATATACAAATACATTATCATCAACTAACTGTAAGAAATCTTTATCTGATGAAACAATAAATACTTTGTCTTTAGATGATTTTGGGATAGTTCTACTAAAATAAGCAATAATATCATCAGCTTCTACCTTATCAATAGCTATAGTTTTAACTGGTAGAGTTTTTAGATACTGTATTATTCTTACCATTTGATCTACTTTTGCATCATCTTCATCATCCTTATCATCAAACGCATCCCAATTAGTAATACGTTGTAAATCTCTACCTGACTTATATTCTGGTATAATATTTTTTCTGTTATTAGCTGAACCCGCACCATCAAATACAACATATACCTCAGTAGGTTGCATTTGACGAATTAAGGCTCCTAATGAACGAAAAAATCCTCCTAAACCCCCAATATGAACCCCATCAGGGTTTACCATATTAAGCATAGCAAAATTTCTAAAGAATAAATTCAAGCCATCTATTAATAATACTCTGTTTCCACTCGGTGTTGTTTTGCCTTCTTCGGTTATTCCATCTAAAAGCTTAAATAAGTCTTTTTGTTTCATATAGTAAATTTATACGGGAATATACGAAAAATTCCTTGGGAAGCAAAATTTATTCCGGCTCTTTTCCGAAAGTATCTATGTCTGAATATGCTTGATCTTCTTCAACTACTCTAAAATCACCACCACCTAAAATAGCAGCCCAATCATCTTTTCTAGATTCTTTATATTCTTTTAACTCTCTATCATTGTCATTTATAAACCCATGAGGAGTCATAACAATTTTACCTCTAGTAGTAACACCATTAATATGATTTTTATCAATTTGAATGTTTACTCGTTTAGCAAATTCTACCTGTTTACCATCTTTAATTGCTTTAATTTTAGATGTTCCAGCAGACATTATGTTACCAAATGTTACTACAAAAGTTGAATCAAACCACATAGCATAACCTCCTTTATTCATTAATTTAGGTTGTCCCATTGGTGATTCAGCTTTTAATGTCCAAACTTTATTAATACATACTAAGGTATTAGTATATGGAGATGATTCCTTACGTGACAATGTTATACGTTGATTAACATTATTACCAAATTGAGTAGACATAGCACCTGCATTCCATTCATTATTATTTTTATTTGATTTAAGTGACATTTCACAAGGTACTGAACCTATAGAATCCCATAAGAATAATAAATCATAAGGTAAATTACCTTTCTTTTGTTCATCAATTAAATCAAGGATAAATGATGCTACATCTTCAATAGAATTTATAGTTTCTCTATCAGTGTAAATAAATTGACCTTCATAATTTAGAATTTCACCAGTAGTTTCATCAATTGTTTCTCTAATGTCCATACCCATTTGTTTAGCATGCTCCCAATTCCATTTCATCTCTGTTATAATGAATACGGGAAGAATGCCTCTTTTTTGGGCTGACACTGCTGCTTCAATTAAACCTGTAGTTTTACCTGTATCTGAATGGCCTCTAAGAAGAACAATATGTCCCATAGGTATTCCAGGAATTGAAGTTACATCCTGGAATGCCTTAGATAATGGGATCCATTCTTGGTCCTTAAATTTAATATTTTGTTTTAAACCTTTTTTTTCTTTAAAAGCATTTAAATTAAAATTTGCTTTAATTTCTTTAGAGGCTGCCGCCGTTAGTGATTTTTTCTTTCTAGCCATGTATATCTAATTAAAATGGTAATTCATCAGCATCATTAGCTTTCTTTTCATCATCAAATAAATCATCAAATTGCTCTGATTTTGATTTTTTAGCACTAGTATCTAATGAGTAATTACCACCTTTAGATTCACCATCAAATTCAACTGGTGGTTCAGAAATAATATCACCTTCTTTTTCTTCATCTTCCGGAGTTAACCAAGATTGTAATGCTGCTTTAACTTCATCAAAAGTATATCTTTTGAAAATTTTCATTGGATCTGGTTGATTTTCTAAAATATCTTTTACAACATTTTCATCTGAAGATATTGGAGATGTTTTTAATGATGGTCCAATTGAAGTTTTATTATAAGGAGTTCCTGTAACTTCAGGTCCTACTGTTGTTAATTTAATATCTCTACCTTGAGCAATATCAGTGTAATCACCAATTTCTTCATCAGCAGCCATATTTAAAAATTCTTGGTATACTTCCTTACCAAATTGCCATAATTTAACACCTTCAGATTCTTCACCTCTAACAATAACAGGAGCAAAGATTCTAGTTTTAGCATCTAATTTTTTAGCTAATCTCCAATTTTCTTTATCATTAGATGAACGTAATTGCTTTGTAAATTCTCTAATTGGATCTTTTTCTTTCCAATTTTGAGGAGAAGCCATAACTCTTTCACCTATTCCATAATAGAAAAACATTTCTGTAAATGGTATTGATTTGTTGTATTTGTTAGGTACAACCCTAACTACTTGCTTACCAACTGATGGTTTCCAGAATAAATTTTTACCACCACCTGTTGATTTTTTAGACTGATTTAAATTGTCTAATTTTTTCTTAATTAAATTTAAGTCCATATTATAACTTTTAATTGATTTATAACTATTATTAATATAATGTAATGAAAATGTTTAAAGATACCAAACTAAACTTCAATAATTTTATGAATTTTTGTTTTTAATTGCTTTAATTCATCATGTTGAGTTAGTAAAATTGTATTTTTATAATGTTCCCACGTAATAGGAAATTTAGTATCTACAACACCTCCATTTAATTTTTTTATTAACTCATTAAGAGCATTAATTGTATATAATGTATTTGATTCTTTTTTTCTATGTACTAGAATAGTATTTTCAGGAAGAGAATTGACATTTACTTGATCTATATTATAAGTACAAACATATTCATCTTGACTTTTAATATATAAAACAAATATTTTATTGTAGAGGATTTTGTATTTTTTAGTAATACTATTTAGTAAATCATCTAAATCCTCAAGTTGAGTAAATGTACAAAATAATTTATTATTCAAATCTTTTAAGTTTAAAGTAGAAAACTCATGAAAGTCGTCTATTTTATACATATTGTTGGATTCGTGTAAATCTATTCTATCTAAAGTCGTAAGTGTCTCCATAACTTATTTTTGTCTGTAATTTCCTTTCTTTAAAAGTGTTTAAAATTTCTTTAAATGTGCTTTTTTCCGTCTTATCTAAATCAAATAAAAAACTATCGTAAGTATATAACACTAATTTAGTATTTTTATCTCTTAATATTTTAAATATATCCCACAATATACAAACGTTAGTAGCCGTCTCCAAGTTTTGTAGAATATAATTCAAAAGTTTTTGAGGTTTCATATCATCTAATTTTTCTTTTTCAAACTTATAACCAGAAATATTACATTCTACGTATCCTCGGTCTAGCCATTTATCCCAAAGATTATCAATATATACTTGAACCCTAGAGAAAAACTCCAGGTCTTTATACTGCTCAAATACTCCTCCATATAATTGTTTAAATGTTAACTCTTTTGATTTTTTATAATCAACATCATACATTCTAGCAAATGCAGCATGCACATCTTCTTCTCCAAATTCATAACCTACTAAATTAGCTAGCAAAGTAGGATGATAAGCACTAATATCAACTTCTACTAATTTATCATTTCTTGGAATAAATACTTTTCTACAACCATCTTCTTTATTTAAAGCAGCATAATTTACTCCTTTAAATCTATTTGATGGTCTTGTTGTAAGGGTTTTGAAGTTATATTGTGTGTATGTGTAGTCGGATGTGATGCCATGAAAACTCTGTTCGAATTGTGGTCTATTAATTCGTAATCCATTTCTTTCGATAGCATTGAAAACAACTGATGTTTTTGTGTTGTAAAATTCGTTGATTGGCTCATTAATTCTATTTTTTATGTCATCATACATACGCTCACAATACTCATAATGCTTTACAATAGGAATAATTCTATTTACATCTGCTTTATTTGGATGTTTTTGTTTAAACCAACTATGGGTTTGTGTAAATTCTTGTATATACGTAGGGTGAGTTAATGTAATGTCGAAAAGATTTTTTAAAATTAAATAATGTAAAAATTCTTTTTTATCACGTACAAATATTTTATTTATATTAGATAATATATGTTTTATATCGTTTATATTAATATTTAATGTTTCACTATGGTCAATAGATAATATATAACCCTTAGTCGCTTCTAACGGTCTTATATAAATAGCACATATTTTATTTTGTGATGGGTGTTCTTGGTAACTATAGGGGATTATTTCAATAAATGCTTCCTTATAACTTTTAGAACAAAACCTTTTTAATTGGTCACCATCTTCGATTAACCAAAACATATTTTTCTTTTTTATTTAAAATACGAAAAAATATTTAAAAATCCTAATTATATTTTTTATTTTTAGATTCTTTATTATCCCACACCCATTGAGCTTCTCTAAAACATTGGAATAATAGTGTTCTTTGATCATCGGGGTTTTCACTATTCCATTTCCTCTTTTTCTCTTTTGTCTTTTTTAACCATCTTTTATTTTCACCACTTAAAATAAATAAAGCTTTTTCTTTAATCCAATCCTTTGCAGGATTAATTAATTTTAATTCTTTTACTATTTTATTTATTTCCTTTTTCTGTTTTATTAATTGTTGATATTCAGGGTTACCATCATATAAAACATAATTTGCTTCTCTCATTGCTTGTTCATATAATGGTCTGTCATTTTCTTCTGCTTTTTCTACAGTTGCTTGATACCAATCACTATTAGGATCTAACATTATGTAATCTGCTTTTTGAACAACTGCATCTTTTCTTGTTTGGTTGAGTTTTAATTCTCTAGATACTCTCCATATTGTTTTAGATTTTGGTTCTTCTGGTTCAACTAAAGTAGGTTCTTTGTATAATACCCAATTAGCTTCAAATAATGCTTGCTCGTATACACTTCTATTATTTGCTTCTGCTTTTGCTTTAGTGTCATTTAACCATTCTGGTTCCTTTCCACTTAAAATATATTCAGCTCTTTCTTGTACCTTATATAATTGTTCAAATGTTAATTTATTTATTGATTTTACATAAAAAGCACTATTTACATCTTCAGGAGAATCACCTATTCTATATTTAGTAAATCTATTAAGTAAATATCTTTTAAGTCCTTTTCTTGGTTTTTGGATTAATTTTCCTCTATGATATCCTGCTTTTTTTTCATATAATTCAGTCATTTGTTTGTTAATTCTATTAACTTTATTTCTATCACCTGATAGTGTCCACATAAAACTAATTGGTCTCCATAATTCTGATGTCCAATTTTCGTCTCCTGACCTTATTTTTTCGTATGTGGATTTGTCTATTTCTTTCCATACATCTTCATTAATTTTAACTATAAAATATCTTTCAAAAATTCCTAATCTATAATCTTTTTCTGTAGGTTGAGGGTAATATGTATATGGTACATTTCTTTTTTGTTCATCTACTGTAGATTGGTCAGTTAAATGTAAATAATCTCTTATAACACCTACAGGTATATCATTTTGTCCTACAGGATCAGGATCTCCTAAATTTAAAGGTATTACATTTGAATTTGGTATCATTGAAGGTGGAACTTCTGATACAGGTCCAGGCATTTCTATTATTTCTCTCTGTGTAGAGGGTTTATCATTAGGTCCTGTACCTGTGTATGCTTGTCCTGTGTATAATTTCCAATAACTACCATTATAAAAAACGTCTGGCTCATCTTTATACACCCATGTATCCTTTTCAGTTTTAAGGTTTGTAATTAATCTATTTTTAGGAATATATACCATTATATTACAATTTTACGATCTTTTTGTTGCTATTCTTTTTAACATTTGTAACATTTCCTTTTGTGGGAATATATCTGATTTACCTTGCATAAGAGAGTTGTGAGTAAGAACTCCTTTCCATGATGAATTAAATTTAGATT